AGTAACTAGACCTTTAGTCGCATCCCCAATCGCCTGATTAATCTCTTCAAGTGTAGGTGCGGCTGGTACCTTATCTAAGGCATCGTTAACTACCTTCTGGACGTCTTCAATGGAGAGGCCCGGATTAGCCTCCATGACATCAGATACGATACGAGTGACATCCTCTTCTGATAAGCCCGGCGGAACTTGGATGTTATCCAACAAACCTCGAATATCTCCACGAGTAATTGGCAGCGAATCAGCGTACTTTTGAACCTCACCACCAAGCTCAGACTCTAATCTTTCTCCGGAAAATTGTTGAATCTGCTCTGGCGTCGGATCAGTCACACCTGCGGCAATCAAAGCTTCACGAGCTTCTTCGGGAGTAACAATAAATGAATCCACAATCGGAGCGGCTTTCTCTTGAAGTTGGGATTGGTTATATACACCAACAAGTTGCTTAATTTGGTCGTAAGTTGGATCAGAGATACCTGCATCGACTAAAGCTGTACGGGCCTCGTCTGCTGTGACAACCAACGGATCGGCATAGGTATTTACTCGCCCTGCAAGTTGAGACTCTGCATACTGACCCGTGAATTGTTGGATCTGTTCAGGTGTGGGGTCAGTTATACCCGCATCCACAAGAGCTAAACGAACCTCGTCTTGACTTACAACATTTTGATCCGCGTACGCAGTAGCTTGTTCAGTCCGATCACCAAGCCCGGCAAAATTACGTAAGTCCTGATCAGTTGGGACGTATCCTTCTTTAGCAAAAGTATTGGCAACTTCGGCAGTGCTTGTGACCGCGTTAGAAAGGGTAGTGTTACCTTGATTTAGCAGGTTAGCTTGAAGAGTTTGATCAGAAAGACCAAGGTCGTTAAGCTGTCGAGCGGCTTCCGCAGGATCCGTTGTATTCTGTAAGATACTCTGTACTTGGGGATTAATAGCTAACGTATTAGCCAAGAAATCCTTACCCGCTACCATACCCATAGTACTACTGGATACGCCTGCGCCTGATATAGCCCCCATTAAGGAACCGGCAACAATATTCGCAGATACGGATCGAGTTGGATCGATCTTGTACAACTCGCTTTCTTTATGTGCGCCTACGATAGCTTCTTCAAGACCTTCGGTACCTGATTCTTTTAGAATTATTTGTGCACGATTACCTAATTCATCAAAGAGTTTAGCGACCGTGCCATCACCTTTACCCCCAGTAATAATCGCTTTCTCGAATGCACCTCCACCGACTTTATACAGCGAAGAGGTAACCATACCAGCTACAATACCATTCCGTGCGGCCATATCCGCAGCGATCTTGCTAGCATCGGAATCAGAATAACCTTGCTGCTTAGCCGTAGAGTAGGCTTCATCAAACGTAGCCTTGGCGGATCCGCCGATACTTTCCGCAATATTAGCAACCGCACTCGAAGATAAATTAGCAGTCTGTCCAATCTTTTGGGCTAGATCCGCCCCATAATTAGCAAACCGGGCCGCACCTTTAGCAGCATTACCTAACCCAAAAGTCGCTGCAAAAGTAATACCTTCTTGAACAAGTTCAGTACCGATATATTCCGTCAAAAATTCAACCGGATAATCAACAATATTTTGCCCGATTGCTTTAAACACACCCCCAATAGTAGATGCGTTCTGCAGCCTAGAACCCATTGTTTGTACCGCGTCTCTAAACTCTTGGGGGGATGTGGCGGTCGCTAATTTAACAAGACTATCCCCCAGTTTACCTGCAGGGGTCGTACGCGGATCAATCCCCGCAAACTGTATAAGTTGGTTGAACCCGCTGAGGAGCTGCCCAGACCCTTTAAGCAACATGTACTGAAGTTTAGGGTCAGAGGCAATACCCGCAGTAGCTTTGAGAACATCATTCCCAGAAGGAGAAGGATTTTCCGTAGCGGCATTAATTAACCCAATGACTTTCTTTTGTATCTCTTCGGTCAAACCCGGGATAGCCTTGTCACCCGCAACCGTAAGCAACCTCTCAACAGGGTCGAAAGGTTTAGGCGATGTTGCAAAAGGGGAATTAGGACGGTCATCAACTACGAAGAGCTTTGTCCCATCAGATTGTTCAATCGTATATCCCTTACCGGCATCTCTCTCTGTACGTGTACCAATCCGTAATCCTTCTGGTAAGTTGTATTTATTCCTTGCTTCTTGGGTCCGGGCTTCTGAAGAAAGATCATCACTCCAAGACTGTCTACCGCTTGTAAAGATCTCATCATTCTTATCTTCGGCAAATAAAGTGTTGCTCGTCCCTGCAACATCAATCTGAGTAGAAGTCACATTATTTCTAGCTATGCCCAATCCAGCGACATCATCCCAAGAGCGAAGTTCTTTACCTTGAAGGGCTTTCAGTCCGCTTGGATCTTGTCTAAACTCTTCAGAAATACGCTCACGGAGCGTATTCTTCGTTTCATCCGAAAGCTGCTCTGCACTAACAAGACCGGCTACCTTAGCGGCTTGATCCATCAAACGGGTTTCTTGCCGCTGATATTCAAACTGCAAGTCTTCGTCAGATGCAATGAGTCCAGAGTTGATACCGCCTTTTGCAAGGTAATCTAATGCAGGGGTATCGCTTTCGATACCATACATTGCTTTATAAATACGAGAATCAAAATTAGGGTTCTGCTCCCTAGCCTTAACCTCGTCTACGAGACGATCAATGGTCGTAAGATCAGGCCGATCGACATAGACCGGAGAGGGCATATACTCAAGAATAATATCGCTGGATGCCTCATTACCCGTAACTTGTTTATACAGCGTTTTGATTTTATCAATATTTTTTGCTGCTTCTACGACCTCAACCGAATTAGCAAGTTCTTGGTTCTGGAATTTTTTTAAGTTTTCTTGAAATACACTATTTTTATCTACAAAAGTAGATTCGATATTAGGAAACGCATCCTTGAGATTATTTAGTGACGTGGTGTAGTCGTCTAACTGCTCCTTATAGGGCTCATACATCTCCATGAGCTTATCGTTCTTAGCAGTAAAATCCTTATATCTAGAAGTCAAAACAGAAGCTAAACTACTTTTTGTTCCATACGGAAAAATCAAGGTTTGTCCTAATAAGTTATTAGGAGCCTGACCAAGAGAAGCAGCAAAGTCCATGTAATATGGATCTGAAGCGTCACCCTCTCCGGCGTCCGGAGCAATAAGGACATACCCCTGCTTAAGCATTAAATCCTGAACTTCTTTACTAGCAAATTTATTAGTGTCAATATAATTACTATTAGGCGCTCTAACCGCAAGGTCCCAGATTTCTTTAACTTCGTTAAACCGATTAGCAGATTCTTGCGCCTCATCTTCGTAAGGTTTAATGACTTCAGCAATTTCGTTGTATTGATCAGCGTAGTATTTTTGTTCAGCTAAATTGTTTTCTAAAGCCTTATAAGCCTCGTTTAACTCGTTGGATGAGGTACGGAGAGGTGCGCTTAAATCCTTCAAATTATTTTTTAGATAGGAACCTAAAGACTCTCCGGCGGATGTAAGAAGGGAAAGTTTTACAGATTCCCCCACATCACCACCCGTTAAACCTGCAACGGCGGCGGAAGCTAAAGCTCTCTGAAAAGTCAATTCGACGGGATCGTCTGTTTCTTTAAATCCCGGAACATCTTTAAGTGCGTCTTTAACCGTAGATTGAAGGGCGGATGAAACCCCCGCAGTCAACCCACTTTTGATCATCGCCTCAATAGGATCTTGGTCATACGCAACCGCCGAAACACCACCTTGCAGGGCTGCCCCTACTCCTGCGCCAATTGCGTTTGCAATCGTTAGTGTAGTTTTCCCGCTTATCCCAGCTTCAAAATTAGATTCAATAGTCTGAAAGAAAACATCTTTAGAAATAGATTGGGATATTTCCGCTCCGATATAAGAAGTCACACCCCCTATGACAGAAGCTTTTAAGGCGTCACTGACACTTTTCCCTTGTGCAAGTGATAAACCCCCGGCTAAAGCACCAGATCCAAGAGCAAACGCAGTAGTTGAAGCAACAGTACCAAGACCAATAGCCCCAGCAATAGATGCACCGAGCGTGGCAGTAAACCCCGAGGCTCCCGCTACCGCTAATAAAAATGGGGTTATGGGCATTTATAACTCCACCATAAACACGTTCATTTTCTTACCATCTACAGTCGATTCATAATTCTGAACCTTGAGATTGGTAAGTTTAGCTAGTCTTAAAAACTTTTTATCTGGGGAATAGGTGTATGCAACTTTAACCCCAATGTTTTTTAAATACGCCGCAAGGAGTTCAAAATTTTTAATTAGCTCCCGTGGATTACTTTCGTCCCCAATCGTATGGATTTCAACATACTCTTTACCACGTACCATCACTAGGAATAAATAGTTGCCAAGATGAACAAGTTTAGCCCCCGGGTCTTCTACCGTTTTAGCTAACTCTCCAAGCATCTTCTGCGCTTCTTCTTCAGAAGAAGTTTGGCTACGGAAGTAGTCCATAGCGATCCGCAGCACTTCATCGAGTTCGGCTTGGTCCATTATGTGTAGTTCGATACGAATGAAAGGGTTGAGATTACGGATGGTATCGCAGGCATCACAAAAGGTGCAACTTGGGGGGCATAGGCTTCAAGATAAATCCCATCCGAAGTCGAGGATTCTAGTTGATCAGTTGCGGCTACCAGATCTACATAGTCTTCTGCGGCTAACTGTACAAACACATTGCATACACAGATAACGTATCCATCACTACCACCGTGCCTAGAAATGATATTGTACTTACTCGCACTGTTAGGTACATCGATCCCATTGACACGCAGCCAAAGCCAGAGAACTTGAATTTGGTTATTTGTATTGACCGCTTGGACACTAAACTGATAGTTATAGATCCCTTTTTTAGCCACCTGAATACCGCCACCGGGGTGCAATGAGGTATAGGAGGACAGATCAATTGTATCAAGAGGTACGACAGTAGCCGTATTATTAGCGGCGAAATTGAAATCAATTAACCTAGAGTACGCTCCATACGGCGTATAAAGGCTTCCAGCTCCGGCTTCCGTATCAATCAGCGCATTGAAAGACGAGGTAAGACGGTTGTAGAACAGACGATGTACGTTATTTAGCTGGTCTTGATAAGTCTGAAAATAAGTCTGCGTACCCTGTGGTAAAGCGGGTGGAGCGACTTTTAAGACTGATCCAGCCATTACCTTCTTCCATCGGGACGCATATCAAGACGCATGGAACCGAGCTGCCAAGTCACTCCAAGATCAGTCGATTCAAACTTCATGATCATCTGACGACCACGAACCCGAGTGTACACTTGTCCGGTGAAAGCTTCAATCGGAACAGTCGCAGTGCGAGTAATAGTGTTCGAGCTATTACCACCTACCGAAGCAGGAGTAGTGTAGCCAGAACCTGAGTTAATCATAGGCTGTAAGGTAAGAGCACCGCTCGGATTCGTAATAGTCGAACCTCGAAACGTCAAGTCTGGCAGCACCCGCCAGACAAACATGAAGTTATGCCCATCATCGAGATCAAATTCCGAAGACTCAATTGTAGCAACGATAGGTAATGTGGTGGTCGTCTCGTTGTCATCAACACCAAACTCGTGATAGACAAGATTTTGATTATATGTCGCTGCAAGTGGGTATCGCTGCAAGCTGGAATCGAGCCAAGCCGTACGGCCCATTGAACCATAGTACCAGATGTCTTCTAGATAATTATAGATAACGTATCTATCAATCTCATTGGAATTAGCCGAACAATAGAACCACCAGACCTCATTAAACCCTTCGTTTGTACCAGAACAGACTTGAGTAAGTTGAAGTGAGTTAATATCCCCAAAAATAAACTGCCTAAGATCGCAACGTAATGTCTGGGTACGACCATCATACTTATAGAACTTATCAACGCCCATCCAGTAGCTCACACCATTGGCATAGGCTACGGCATTCGGACCCGCAATCGATATATTATCCCCCATTAATTGAGCACCCCATATATCCGGAGCACCAAGATACTGCAGGGAATAAAGTGCCGCATCGGTCCAGATCAACACTTCCTGACGAGATTGGATACCTGTAACAATCTCAGAACCGATCGAAAGCGTCAGGCTCCCCGCCTGACTTGCAGCGGCGGGAGTCCAATTCAGAGCATCCTCTTGATCAGACCATCGAATAAGCATGGGGTCCTGTGTGGAAGACCCATAATCATTACATCCAAAAGCGAAGACAAACCTGTAAATATCAGATATTAAGATCTTATTTTGGATGATCGGCACGTCTGTAGCACCGGGAATTGTAGCTAAATCTACCCCTCGTACTGAAGGTCCTAAAGTAGCGTCCCAGTAATAGATCCCTCCACCACGAGGACCAAAAATTAAATCCTCACCGAAGTTACCTTGGCTCCAAATACGAAGAGGTAGCACAGTATTGGAACCGCCACCCCACGGACCAGACCCCCATGTACCTAATCCCCAAGAAGAAGACGAAGAAGGGGTTGGGAGAATAGCTATCGCGCTACCAATATTGATCTGAAATACTGCTACAACAGCCGCGCCCCCGTTCCCTGTATCAGAAGCATTAGAAACAACAGGCAATCCCGTTGTAGGATCTTTTGCTGTGATTGTAAATGTGTTGTTGTCAATGATTGACGTAATTTCGTATTCTTGATTAAGTACCGCTGCTGTAATATTACCGCCCAAACTAACCGCGCCAGAAAAGGTTACAAAGTCGCCAAGTACCGCCCCATGTGCAGGGCAGGTTACTGTAAGCGTAGAACTAAAAGGCGCGATTATGACCGCAGAAAACGTGGGTAGGCCCGCTACAGTGGTATATCGGATGGGAGTGATATCGTAATATTGTGTACCGCGAGTCAAGTAATATTTAAGATTAGTACCAACAGAAATCCAGTTATTAGAATTTAGATCAACCCAATTAAAAAGAGAACGACATACCCCAAGATAGGTATAGTTGTTGATGCGATTCCATCCACCAATCTTTTCGGGCGTGCCCTGACGAAAGCGTACCTTATCGCTAACGTACCAACCTTGTTCGTTGGTGTAGCGGGTATTTTCCCGATTGACACCGGGCTTAGGTAGGACTTTTTTAAGTGGCATGATTAGGCATAAATAGCAAAAGAGCCTGTAGAAACAAATGGTATACTAGCGGCTAATATATTCCCGGGCTTATTTATCGCAACATTATAGCCAAAGTACGCATTTGACGTAGTAGTTGCAACAAGTATTTGTTGTAAAGATAAAGTTCCCAGCGGCAAGACGTTATATACATAAGAAGCACCTTGATAAGAAGCCCCCGCGCCAACCGCTCCAATTATAGCTTTACTTTTAATACGATTAACTCTAACAGACCAACCAAAGTTTAGACCCGCTGAAGGAACTGCCGCAGTAATTTTTTGAGTCTGGGTCCAAACCCCGCCCGTACGAGTAAATACATAAACAGCCCCAGCATTAGAATTTGCACCAAAAGCTTTACGTCGAGCACCAGCTAACGCTAAATTACCGTCCCCAGACAAGCTTACAGATGCTGATTCAAGTCCTATTTGATCATTTGTTGCTTTATCGGATACTGTAACTCTTTGCTGTAATGTCCAAACCCCCCCTGACCGAGTATAAATATATAACGCGCCGTTATCAGTGTAGGGCGAATCATCTTCATTAGGTGCGCTTACTAATGCAGTATTACCGTCACTCGATATAGAGACGGCCCCACCAAATCCTGAGCTAGCTACTCCCGGACCGATAATTTGTTCTAAAGACCATATTCCGGCAGCCCTTGTAAAAATCGCTGCATGGCCGGTACGATATATCCCGCCAATAAGTGTGTTTCCGTCTTCTGATAAAGCAACAGATTGACCAAATCCTTGGTAAGCAATACTAATGGTGCTAGGTCTTAATAAGTCTTGTATAGACCACGTTGAACCAGTTCGAACGTATACACGAACAGCACCAACCGGATAGCCACTTAATGGATATTCTGGAATCCCAATCGCTAAAGTATCCCCCGCAGCAGAAAATGCTGCGGATTGAGCAAAATAAGTATAGCTGGTGGTAATCCCAATTAACGTTGCTTGTAACCCCCAAGTAGCCCCACTTTTAAGATATATTTGCCCAGCTCCAGACTGTGGGTACGAAGATACGGTAGCAACATTATCACCACAAAAGATGTACTCACCTGAATCATTTATAGCTAATCCGCCCCGCCCAAAATTAACCCAACCAACTCCCCCCACAACCGTAGGACTAATTGATTGCCGTTTTTGATACGCCGAAGAAGCAGCGGACATTAATTTAGTAGCTAACATTATGAATTATCCCCGACTCTCGCGCCATAAATAGTGCTAACAACTTTCCACAGAATAATAACTGTGTACCCGGATGTAGCAAGAATAGGCTCAAGTCCGGCATTTGTTACCCACGTAACAGGCATACTAGTCCAATTGACTGTCCAACCTGTACCATCATCAATCATCAAAACTATACTTTGCCCGGACGCCCACGTGCCCGCAGTCGGTGTGCTATCCCCAACCAACCCCCATAATTGAATTGACCCATTAGTTGGGCTTAATGCGGGAGTAGTAGCTCCAGGCCCACCTGTAGCTAATGTATAAACTTCTTCTGTATACCCATCGTTAATCGTTGGACCAGACAAGGTTGGGTTAGTCCCCAATACATTAGCGCCCGATCCAGTCGAAGTAGTAACCCCAGTACCCCCGTTAGCGACCGCTAGGGTACCTGCGAGCGTCACCGCACCAGTAGTAGCCGTACTTGGAGTAAGTCCAGTGGTACCCGCTGAAAAGGTCGTAACGCCACCCGTTACAGTAGCCCAAGCAAAAGCTGAACCGTCCCACTGAAGATACGTACTAGCTACTGTAGGGGCAGCGATAAACGACGTAACCCCCGCACCTGTATTGTATGGGATACGATTAGCAGCACCACCAGCTACGTTAGTCGCAGTACCGACCGTAATGGTTGCAAGAGATGTGGAACCTGTCCCCCCGCTTGTCACCGGTAGAGGTGTGTCTAGTGTAGCTGCTCCAGCCCGCAAAGATGGGAAGTAATCAACCACCGCAATGACATTAGTACCGTTAACATATAAATGCGCCCGTTGGCCGTTAGGGATAGTGACCCCTGAACCCGCAGCGGTCTTTACGACAATAGACTGTCCACCGGTCGTATTGTTATGAACAAGATACTGCTTCTCAATAGTTGGTACGATAAAATTCCTAGACAAAGAAATCGTACCATTAACTTCAATAACTAAATTACGTTGGGCTTGTGATCCTACAGAGTTAACATACCCTGCAGCCCAATTGTAGTCCGCATCGGATGGAAACGTAGCGGTCGCCATCCCAGTGATGGCTTCCTCAAAAACATTCTCAAAGTTATCGTTAGTCGTCGAACCCCAAGCGTCAGTCTGCTCACCGATACCGATAAGCTCAATCTTAAGGTTCGGGGAGTAAGTACTGGGCATGATTAGATCCTAATAATCGCAAAAGTGGATGTATTTTCGGGGAAGCGGTATACGAAGTTACCAGTTGAAACTTGGACGCTACCAAAGTTCTGGACAAAGACGGCTCGATCAGCTTTTGAAGAGTTATAAACGAGAATACCGTTTACTGTAAAATTAGCCGCATTCCAAACCGCATTATCGAAATCTACAAACGCAATACCATTGGCTAGGCTTACAGTCGCACCCGTTAAGGTTAAACCCCCTGCAGTGTACCCACCACCCGTAGGTAGCTCGCCCGAAGAAGTATATACCGTTGTAGCTGGACTAATGTTTGCGGAACTCGTATAGAGAGCCGCTTTAAACACATCAGTGTTGAAGTCATGAATAGCTTCAAAAAGTTCTTTCTTAAAGCTAAAACATAGTCCCGTGGTAATTGCCATTGCTTACCCTTAGCTAACTCTTTCTCGGTACTGTCCAGAACGATAAGCATCTTGCCGAAGTTTACCATCCCCCAGAACCTTAAGAAGTCCGATTGCTTGTACGTATAATTTCTCATACAGATTAACAAGATCGGCTTCACCCTTCATAAACCGGATAGCTTCAACTAGAGCACCATTCAACAATGCAGAGTCAAATTCATCACCCAACCAAGTAACACCACCACTCAACGGATCAGAGATTGATAACGGATAGTGTCCATAATTCAATTCCAAGTTATAGGCTAACTGTGGAGTAGGTCCAAGAATAATCTTGGTTGAATCATAGATAGCGTAATGCTGTGGCACTCCTAAATATGTAGGAGACGGATACGCTTCCCGAATGAAATTAACATCTTTATCAAGCAAAAAGTAAAAACTACCGGTACCCGGATCAACGGCAAGTGAAAAAACGTACAGAAAATCCGTAGGTAAAGTAACGAGTTGATTACTACCTACAGTCGATAAAGTAGAGGTTTTTCTAAGCACCGGGAGCTGAACAGTGTTGTAAATCTTTTGTTCAGCCTGCTTTGTAAACATCTCAAGTTGAGACGAAGTAAAAGTCGTCTCACAAATATCTTGGATATTTTGGCAAAGCTCAGTGTAGTTCATGATTACGCCATCGGCCCACGGGCCATCTTACCTTTGGTCTGCGCCTTACCGCCACGCACCTTGATCCCAGAAGTCTTCGGCTGCTCAGTCGGACCTTTGGAATATGCAAATGCGGGAAGGGGCACCTTAGTGGGGGTATCAGGATAGGTCTTCATGTCAGATCCCCGATTTTTTAACCGAGCGGACAGGTTTCTTCTGGTTTGCAGCACGGGCGAGATTACGACCCATCTGCTTCATGGCAAGACTGGTGACTCCGCCCTTAGCGAGCTTGGTCAAAGGTTTACCGGGGTGCATTGCTTTTTCATGCTTATGCACGGCAGTTTTAGCAGAATCTTTCATTTTAGCCTCTAGGTAACAAGTACAGAACCAACCCCAAGACGGGGAACCATTTGAAACCCGAATCCATCCACAACGTATGAACGGCTTTGAGGATACCCTGTGAAGTCTGGTCTGGGGTTACGAATTGCTTGCGGATCCTCAACTGGGAATGTACCCAATTTTAGCTGAGGATGACTCGGATTCCAACATTCTGGACACGCCATGATCTGAGTCGGCGTATCCTTGATGATAAGCTCTTTTAGCTTGCGAAGTTTATACCGAAAACCACAGATATCACACTCCGCGATTGCCTTTTTACTGGAGGCAAACTTGTTGCTCATGAGCGAATACCATAAATCCTTGGCACAAACCGGACGGACGCCTTCTCACGATCCTCACCCGCAGCCAAGTTGAACTGCTCATCATACTCTGCTTTGAGCATCGGCACACGTTGTGCGAATTCAGGCACCTTGAGTGCAATATGATAAGCAAGACCCGCAGCTATTGCAGGTAAGAATCGAAAGGGTGCGTCCGGGGTATTGATACCAGTACCTGCGTCTTGGATACGTCGGAGCCTGTAGTACGCGAGGGTGTATTGCACTGAGTCGTCTGGAACCGGCCAAAGAGTGAACCGGGGTTGATCCCGGAGGCGCTCGACAAAGATTTGGATCGGTCTACCCTGAGTAAGTTTCGCAGGGATGGAAGAATACGTCGAGACGCTGATCCGCGAAATCGTGAGGTCAGACTGTAGCGTCGGACTACCCGCATTGGTCCGGATAACATGTTCAAGAATATCAATTGTGTCGGTGGGTAAGTTGTAGGTTGCAACCCCGGGAGTCAGTAGTTGAGAACCAGACTCAAGCGTCCAGAGGTTAATCCCACGATTTGCAAACTCGATAGTCAGTAAGTTCATCGACCGACGGGCGGTCCGCAGGTCATAACCCGAGCGCATCTCACGACCGGCACGCTCCCACGCCTCTTCCGCGAGTTCAGTAAACTCAAGGTTAAAATTGGTCGTGCCGGAAGTAGTCATCGGAATCTCGCTGTTTTTGCCGCCACTTTAGGTGGCTGCTTTACAAACTGCTTACCTGCAGCTTTACCTGCACGTTTCGCTTTAGTTGTAGCAGCATACTCGGCGGGGGACAAAGACTCAATAGCTGCTTTAGGTAAATAACGCTCCCCAGTCTTAGAAGACGGTTTACCAGATTTGGTAGTCCATTTCTGGTCTGTCCAGTCTTTGAGACTTTTTTGAGAGGGTTTCATTGCATTGCTTTTCGTAGTTCAATAGGGTACTTAACTAAAGCCTCTTCAACGGTACACAACGGTACATCTGTAATTTCCGTACGGTTGCGTAGATAAGCAATGCCATCTGGCTCTGTATGCTTCCAAAGATAGCCGTCTTTGATGTAATACCATCTCTCAACCGCCACGGTACCCACCACCCTTAGCCTTGTACTGCTTGGCAAGAAGCTGAGCTTTACGGGCCGACCACTGCCCTGCACCAGTACCCTGCGTAGCCTGACCCTTGATCTTCTCGAACAAGGCTTTTCTCATACCGGGTTTGGTGTAGTTTCCCGCTTCGTTGACCTTAGACTTAACTTCACCGCCTTCAGCGTACATAGAGAACGTATCCCCATCTTTACGCTTCATCTTACGCGGTTTAGGCATTTTACTGGGGGATATGACCCCCATCCCCCGGCTTGGCATCATACAAATTTACCTCGGGTCTTACCACGCTCCGCGCAACCATCAGCACGCTTAGAGGCAGAACTAACCGAGCCTCCTTTCTTAAACGGTGCTTGGTTGTATGACTCATACTCACGTGCTTCACGAGGGATACGGTCCATACGCTCACGGGCTTCTTTGAAGCCACGCTCCGCATCCATGCGTTCAGTTGGCATGATCCGCGAGAGGATGTCAGTCTTGGCTTTATCAGCCCCCTGCATATCTCTACGCGCTTTGTCAATCCGCTTTTGCTCACTTTCGGTGGGCTTACGTACAGGAAATCCAGCCATTTTAGCAACTCCCGCCTTTAGCCATCTTGACTTGCATACCTTTGGTCTTGCCTTTCTTAGCAACACCATCAGCCGCTTTGTGTCCCGCAGCCAGACCACCCGAGGCGTAGGCTTTACCGCTTTTCTTCATACCCTTCATCTCGGCTGCTTCATGTTTGATCATAGATTTCGGAGCGCCCTTCTTTTTCATGAAGGCAAGCTCTTTGCCCATCATTGCTTTGGACTCTTTCATTTCACCACCTTTGGAAAAACGGCCTTTATCGGCCTCGGAGAATTCACGTCCTACGGACGTTGGAACACCCACGCGCTTAGCGAAGGTGGGAGAATGGGCGACCGCCCGCATAAAATCAGCTTGTTTTTTCGTCTTGCTCGGCATCATCAGGCCCCTTACGACCTACCATGCGTTGCACTGTGTCAGTTTCCCAGATCCGGATACCTGTCCACAGGATTGTAAAGAGAGCGGCTACAGACGGTAACATGTCCACTAGAGTACCAACAACGGTTACAACAGACAAGCCGTCCATCAAAGTCTTGACTGTTTCGTGTGAATGGGCGGTCATGTCAGCACTTCCAAGCTCGTAAAGATTTGTTGATACGACTGTTTGGATCGTTCGCCGTCTTCTTCGACGTGAGTTTCTTCTTCATCCCGGTCATCCGGGCGCAAAACGAATCTCGTCTGGAACCGCCTTCAGGCTGCGGGGGCTTCAATCCCGGTTTGCCGGGATTCGCTGCATTATAACTGGCACGGCCTTTGGCGTTCAATCCCCCTTTCGGGTTCTTGCCTTCCTTGCGTTGCCATGCAGGAGTCTTCGCCATGATTACCTCTTTTGCTCTTTAAGCTCTGCCGCAAGGGTTTCAGTCTTTTCCTTACTGCCTGCACTCGATCCAAGGAAGAAGTTGATTATTGTCGCCACTACCGTCCCCAGCAGAAACCCAAGGATCGTGTCGGCGAACCGGACGTTGCTTTCGTGGATTGTGCCAAAGGTGATGAAGAAAATGTAAGTCACCGCAGTGATGGACCAGAAGGTCGCCAGATACATCACAAACCGCTTGGCAAACTTGTCGTCTTGATTGAGTGCGGCAGTCTGCATCGCTCGAGCATCAGCCGTGTTCTTGTTGGCCTGTTCGAGCTTGAACTCTTCGTGCTTCTGAGCGGCTTCACGCAAGACTTTGATGTCCTCTTGGGACATATCAGGCTTCAACTCCAGCCCGGTCTTGTCCTGCACATAGTCCAGACCCTTATCCACCACGGCTTGCGCGACCTTGGGTAGATTATTTTGAATCAGAGAGGAGACGATCCCTGCGATTAGAGGTGCCATCAGTTGCTCACTAGGGCAAAGTTAAGGTTTTTGTGCCGTGGATAGGTGACCGTTCTATCCCCCTCTGGACACTTGTACTTGATGGTTGCCAACAGTGTAGCTTTGCCCGGAGCCATCTCAGTCTTGACTGAAAGCGTGTAGGTAAAGGTATCGACTTCCGGGCCAGCGGGGCCAGAGAACTTCGGGTTAGACGATACGGCTTCATGCACCATGCCTCTACCATCCCTGATAGCTGGAACAAATGACTCGACCGAGCAATCATCCCGCTTCTTGATTCGCGCCACAGTTACCACAATCGGCTCACCAATCTTGGTAGGCTTGATCTCAAAGTGCTCGGGTGCCCACTCAATAATCGCAGTATCCAGCCAGCCAAACTTATCAACGAGTGTATAGCTACCACCAAGAGCAGCAACACTTGCAGCTACAGCACCAATAGCCTTGGGGATATCCACAATTTACGTCTCCAGCAGCGTCGCTATTCGACGTGTCCAGCCCCGCGAAAAAGACGGCCAGCCGGACATTGAGGTCATAGCGGCAAGCCGCTTAGCTAACATTCTACGCAGAGTTGAGGATGGGTCAAGCTCATTGATCGCTGCCAAAGTTTTGGGTCCGAGGATCCCGTCAGGCGTTGCACCGACCGCTTCTTGCAGCCACTTGATGGATGTACCCGGCCCCGAGTTCACTGCCGCGTCAAAAACCGCATAGCGTAGTAAAGAGGGAAGGCTTTCAGCTTGAACAGCATCCCAGTACGACTTACGATAAATCGCCTTAGCAACACCAACCGGAAGATCTTTCATCAACCCCTCGTACCCGTGGGCACGGGCCACCACTTTGGTAACCCCCCACATAGTCTCGCCACCCGGATCATCCTCGTGATTCGAGTAACCCCCCTCGTGCCCGAGGAGGTGATGAAAGGCTTCGTCAAAGTTCATGACTCAACCGTAAAAAACAGTTGCGGTTGCATTACTGACAGTGGCGTAGAGACCTTCATAAGCCAGAACACCGTCTTCAGGAATAACGACCGGGAAGGGCGTACCATCAGCAGTTGTAGTTACCGACAACAAAACTGAACCACCATCACCGTCTGTGATAATAATCGACCCGGCTGAACCACCGGGAACGATCAGAGCCCCACGGAAACGGGTCCGAGCGGCATAAATGTCTCCAGTTGCGGAGACGTACGCGGATTTAACATCAGTTTTCATGCTGCTTTACCCTCTTGTCTTAATTTCAAATTCCGTTCTTGAATCGCATAGGCGGTGTCAAGGATTAAATTCTTTTTTCGTCTTGGCTCCGCATCACCAATCACCGGATGCTGGAATCTGGAATAATGAACATTATCTTTATTGTCGTAGATAAACATGTGCCCATCTTGACCCTGCATGACGGTATAAACCAGACCCGCACGATTATCAGTGCGATATACCGTATGTGGGTGCTTATGAAGAATGGGAAGAATAGCTTCGGTATACGGCACGGGGCCAGTTATACGAATTACACCTAACTTACCGCTGAGTTCCCGGTTTGCAGGATCATGGATATTACGCACGACACGCTCAATTACTGCTTCCAAAAACGGATGCTTAGGAGCCGCGATCACATGCCATTGCTGGAACTCCCCAAACTCTGGCTCATTTTCAGGGAACATGCCCTTCGGCACTTTAGCCCAATGAGAGAGAACGTAATGCTTACCTGCGGTTAGAGTGTCGAGGGGTACGGATACCGAACTCTTGATATCCAGATATACCCCACCCACTGCATAAATAAGAAGATACCGAAACAGATCTGATCTCGCCGCGCCATAGCTAGGATTAATCAGGTTGTATGTGTCCAACATCTCCTGACCGTAATACTGCTTGATAAACTCCACGCAGTCATCGTCGGTATAGAAGTTGTACGTCCACCCCGGATTCTTAGCCGTGAGTGAAGCAATGTTCTCCTCGATTCGCGGATGTAGAGCTGTCCGCCTGAAGAACGTCTGATGGATCTGCTTCGGGATCATAGGTTACGCAGGTTTCTGCTGGGACTGTTTTTTAGCAAATTGGGCTTTGACACTTTCAGCCGCTTTAGCACCGAAAATTTTTGCAATCTTAGCTAAAACTTCTTCCTGCTTTTCAGGAGTAAGATTTCTAAAGCTCATGGTCATCCCCTGTTAACTTGAAAATGTATAAATCGCGCAGTAATAAACAGCATAAGAGCCCCCGCCGGGGTCAAGTACCCCGCTATATATAACCTCTATTGTTGCAGCCCCACCTACGCTGGGCCAACTAATATCAACTTCCTCGGTAAGAAAAGTTGTACCAAGTGAAGATATTCCAATAGTTTTTAGAAGTATCGCCGACGCATCCTGCCCAAGATTTGGGAAAACAAGACGAAGAACCGTATCCGAGCCGGACGATTGGGCAGTAAGATTTGTCGTATATCTAACGGTCTGCCCGACTTCAGTAAAAGTAGGTACGGTAACATTTACAGTTTGCCCGTCTACCCATGTGAGGGGCGTATAGTTAGCCCCACCGCCACCACCGCCACCACCAGCGACGGAGACCCACTCGCCATTGACGAGTTCTTGGAAGCCGTTTTTAGACCGAAACGGACCAGATACAGTAGAAATACCCATGATTTTTCCTTTTCCCACACGCGGGAGGGGTACGTACTAGTCTGCGTGTCGTCAGCCGGACCTGTCTAGTACGTGGGTTGAATTCCGGGATACCGGAGTTTTAGCACAAAATAAAATAAAAGAAAAGGGGCCGAAGCCCCTTTCCTAGCGTCCCGAATTAGGTCGGGATAGGCTCGGCACCAGCCGATCCGTAGATACCCAGCGGATCAGAGACACCGAAACTGTAACGCTCACGAGCCTTGTAGCGGCTGTTACCCGTGTCGAAATCGGCGTCCATCGACGTCTGCATCGG